GACGTTCGAACGTTCGTTGCTCAAGTTCAACGCGGATGGGCCAGCGTTCGAAGTGTCGCTGAAACTGCCACCCACGATCGGGATTGCTTCTTCCAGATCGGCGTCTGCTGATAACCATTCCGAATTTTCCTTCATGTCGTCCGTGATGATTCCTAAGTCTTTCAGGATCTGCGGAACTTCGGTCAAATTGACGTATGTTTCCGATCTCATTCCGCCGGCCCAGCCGTCAACCTTTTCTTTGTCGGTCGTGATAACAAGTTCGCCGTCTTCGTTTGCTCCCATTCTTACCGGATCCGGGAATGGAAGGTCGTCAACGTGTACTTCCTGGAATTCTTCCGAAGAAATCGAAAGATCCGCGTCAGGTGCCGCCGCGTCGTTGTCCGGCATATACTGGATCACGCCGCTTTTCAATCGAAGTCCAGCGATCATTTTCCAGACAAGGCCGACCACATCAGCGATTCCGGTTTCTTTGTTGCCGTTGTGGAACCAGTTTGCCGGGCCGGTGCCGGTCAGTGTTCTTCCGCAAGTCGGAACACCGATTCCAACTTCTGTTTCGTCGTTGTGATACTTGCCGAAGCTTGTGTTTCCGTGAATATCCGGAATCGTATGTTCGCGAATATATTTCCATTCCGCCCAAGTCAGCAAGTGCCAGCCGCGGCCCTTTCTCTTACATGCGGCGATCGCTTCGTCGAAGTTGATTCTTACGGCTGGATCAACCGCCGGCAATGAATACGCGCGTCCGTTTCTGATACAATTAACGAACTGGCTTAAATAAATGGAATCATATTCTACACCACGGACGAAGAACATTCGATCCGCTTCTTCTGGCGTCTTTGCCGTGTTCTCAATTTTCAACATGATCGAAGGGATTCCCATGTCGTCATACTTCAAAACAATAGATTCTTTCGTGTTGCTCATTCGCTTATTTCCTCTCTTTCTTTGTCAAACAATCCCATCTTCGCGCCCAGATTTACACAACCAAAAATAATGGTCGCCAGGTCTTTTCCGGAACACCCTACAAGTTCGAATTTCAGATTTGAAACGCCGCCCGGTTCTTCCTGAATATTACAGAAGAAACCTTTGTCAACGGTGACGCTGGATCCGTCCGTGTAGTTAATCACGAAGTCTTTGACTTCTTTTTCCTGATTCTCCATGTGCTTATTTCCTTTCTATGTTTTTATTTGCCGCACATTTGCGGCGTTTTAATTCATTGACAAGTTCCTTCGTGCTTGTTGCTTCGATTGCTTTCCGGCGTTCCTGGTATTCTTTTGGAATAACCGGTCTTTTCTGTCTGCCGTGAAAATCTTCCGGCCCCAGGTCGAACAAATCAAACGCGGCGATATTTCTAACCGTGTATTTGTCAACGATAACCCACCACATATTATTGATATTGTGATAAATGCGGCCCCGGTAAAGGTAGCCGTTCCAGTGGCGGAAATACTTAATATCTCCATTCCGGAGGACTTTCTTGTCACGGTCAAGCCCGTTATATGACGGCTGTTCTTCTCCGTCTGTGTCTGTAAGATTAAAATTCATGTCCTTTTGCTCATGGTGCCATTCTTCCACATAACGGGATTTGATCCATTCTTCCGCCAGCTTCGGATTTAACCGGGATTGATCCGGCGCCAGATCTTCAAGCTGGTTCATGATACGAACAATTTTATTCATATACTTTATGTATTGAAGCCGTATCAAATAGGGCATTTTCTGAAATTTTTCGAAATCGTACCGGCCGCCGTTTGGATTTTCAAAATTCACATTCTGGAAGAATTCAATCCTGAATCCTCTAGGGTAACGTTCCGCGTAAAATTCCAGATCTCCACGTCGTCCTACAAAGTGGCTTTTTCGAATAATTTTAGGGACGTTTTTATCCTTTTCGATTTCGAAGCCTTCATTTCTCAACATATTAAACACACGATGTAAAAGCGCGTAATGATGAAAGTGTTGCTTGTGCCAGTCCGGCCCATTGCATTCTGTGTTGTTGATAAATGAAAGGGACGTGTCATAAATGCTGTAATAATCCTTATTCAATTTTCTTTACCTCTTTTCGCTTATTTCCAACATCAGCCGCCGATTGCAGTCGGTTGTTCTGGCTATATGTCGAAGTGCTGGCGGCCTATCTGGCCGCCGTTGCGGTCTGTTTCTCTTGCAGATCCAGGCCGATAATAATTCCCTGGATAAGATTTTTCTTTTCCGGTGGAAGTGACATAATCACGCGGATAAAAGATTTGTCTTCGTCGCGTACTGTTGTAATGTTCTTTTCGTTTGCCATAAGTACGGCCCCCTTTCTGTTTTTTTAGTTCGTCAACCGCTTCTGTTTGGTTGATAAGCCAAGTATATATGTTTTAATTTGGTTTGTCAACCATTTTTACAAAAAATATAAAAATATTTTGGTTGACGAACCAAAGAAATAATGATATTATGTGTTCATAAAACGAAAGGGGGTGACGTGATGAATGAAAGAATCCGTTGCTTACGCGAAGAAATAGGTCTTTCGCGTGCGGCTTTCGGTCAAAGAATAGGTGTAAGCGGCGACGTAATAAATAATTTAGAACGTGGTCGTGTAGAGATAAAAGAACCTATGATAAAACTTATCTGTTCCGAGTTTTCCATAAATGAAGAATGGTTAAGAACCGGATCCGGAGAAATGAAAGTAAAAAGTCCTTCTGATACTATGGATCAGTTAAAAAAGGAATTTAATCTTGACGATTTCAGTTATAATCTGGTTTACCAGTATTTGAAATTAGACGCCGATCAGCGTCAGACGGTAAGAGATTTCTTTTATAATGTGGTTGAATCAGGAAGTATGGACGAAGACTTGTTCGGTGATGTACCGAAAACGCCGGAAGAACTGGAAAAGGAATTTCCGCCGATCGAAGAAAAACCGGTTCGGAATAAAGAAACGGGCTAGGCGTTTAAAACGCCCGGCCTTGCCTATAAGGCTACCAGATCAACAAGTATATCTTCGTCCTTCCATTAAATTTCAAATTATAATACATTGTTTTGCAATTTGCGTAATAGATCGCGTAAACGCGGCGGCTTTTGTATTCTATGTATTTAATTATCATTAGCACCACCCCTTTTCCAGAAAAAGGCCGGGCTAAACTATTATAAATTTAATGGTCGGCAAGGTATACTGGTAATTTTTGGAAGGTGATATTGTGATTTTGAAAATAATAATCGGTGCCGTTGCCGTCTTCCTGGCCGTGTGGGCCTGGAAGATCCGAATATATTTGAAATGGCAAAAGAAGGCGAAGGCGAATGTTGCGCCGTTCTATCGTTTCCCGGAAAGAATTCACCAGTTACCAGCCCAGAAAGAAAAGCTTCGTCAGGCAAAAGAAGAAAGCTTCATAGTTCACTTCCAGGACGAAGAAAAAGGGCTTGCAAGGATAAAAGCAGAATCCGATCCGGAAGAAGTCTGGTGTAATCTGGGAATGTGCCAGTGTTCAACATACAAGGCGGATCACCGTCCTTGTAAACATATATATAAAATTGCCCTGATGAAAGGGCTTATATAGAAAGGAATAGGACTATGAAAAAGAAAGTGGTGATTTTTATGTCGATTCTGTCAATTTTTGCCGGTCTGACCGGTTGCGGCAAATCAAAAGAACCGGTCGAAAGTAATAAGGAAAGTGAAGTTGTCAGTGAATCCGTTGTTCAGGAATCCGAGCAGACGGAAGAAGCAACCGAAGCGGCTCCGGAAGTTGAACACCGTACCGGCGATACAATCGTCGGCGTTAGCGACAAAGATATTTCAGAACTTGATCCGGTATTTTGGAAAAGCGTTGTTAATGATGTAACCGGAAAATGGCGTTATGCTACTATATCGAACGATGTAAATATTCAAGATTATGTTTTGTCATATTACAAAGAATATTTCAAATCCGACGACGAAGTTCACGCTATTATAAATTTTGCCAACAACACAACAACACGGATCAACAGTGGCGGCGATCGTCTTCTTGTTACGGTTCTTGACTATGTAGACGGTGAAGAACACGACGCAAAGAAAATGTTCGGCGGAACTCCGTTAGAATCTTATTGTGTTTACCTGGATAACGGGGATATTGAAAAGACGGAATAAGGCATTTTGTAACCGAATAAAAACAGCCGGTCAACGACTGCAATCATTAACCGGCTTTAATACCAGGCAACCGAAAAACGGCCTTCTGATATTGGAAATAAGCACCCTATATTATAGCAAAGAAGGCCGGAAAAATCAATCGGCTTTCTTTTTTATACCCTTTTTTCGGTGCCTGGGGAAAGGGGCTATTTATGGCATACGCCAAAGCAAAAAAACACCTGAAAATCTGGACGAAGAAAAAGGCGGCGTTATACGTCCGCGTTTCCACCAGATACCAGGTCGATAAAGACAGTCTTCCGTTCCAACGGAAGAAATTAAAAGAATATTGTAAATTTCTAGGGCTTGAAGATCATATGATTTTTGAAGACGACGGATATTCAGCAAAGAACACGGAACGTCCGCACTTTCAAGAAATGATGTCGCGTGTCAGATCCGGCGAATTTTCACACTTGATCGTATGGAAGGTGGATCGTGTTTCCAGAAATCTTCTTGACTTCGCGGCAATGTACCAGGAATTAAAAGATCATAAGGTCACGTTTATTTCGATGAACGAACAGTTTGACACTTCAACCGCGATCGGTGAAGCTATGCTTAAAATTATTCTGATTTTTGCGGAACTTGAAAGAAATATGACGTCCGAACGTGTAACTGGAATCATGCTGGATCGCGCCGAACAAGGTTTGTGGAACGGTGCGCGTATGCCGGTAGGCTATCGCTGGAACGACGAAACGAAGTTCCCTGAACCGGATCCGGAAGAAGTGAAGATCGTTCAACTTATCTTCGACAAATACGAAGAATGGAAATCAAGTATTAAAATAGCGCGATACCTGAATAATAATAATTTCAAATCAAAGCGCGGCGGCCAGTGGACTTCGAAGCTGATTCACGATATTATTCGGAATCCGTTCTATATCGGAACATACCGCTATAATCTGCGCGAATCCGGGCGTGGCCCATTAAAACCGGAAAGTGAATGGATCGTCCGCGAAAATAACCACCCGGCAATCATCGACAAGGCGCAATTTGACCGGTGTAATAAGATTATGGATCAGAACGGATCCAGCCGCGACACATCCGATCTACGCGCCAGGAAGTACGTTCACACGTTTTCCGGACACCTGGTTTGTGGCAAGTGCGGCGCTAATATGATCGCGTCGAAGGATCGCGCCAGGGCGAACGGCTGGCGGCCGTCAATGTATCGTTGCGCCCAGCGTTCCCGAATGTTGGACTGCGACAATTCCAGAACGATAAACGAATCTTATATCGGGCCTTTTATATTTAATTATATTGCGAACCTTGCCAGGGTTCAGAAGAATTTTAAGAACATAGCCACGCCCGAAAAACTGGAAAGGGAACTTCTGAAAGGTGAAACGTTCGACGGCGTGGCCGGAATCCTTCCGGAAGGCTTGAATTTGACCTTCCAGGCGCTTTCTTTTCGTCAGGTAGGGAACGGAACCTATATTCCAGATATTGACTTCCTGGGCGATTCTGACGGTGCCAGCGACCGCGATCAGATCGAATTGTTAAAATCTGAAATCGAAAAGTCGAAAAATGCTGTCACCAGATTAACGGACGTTTATCTATTTGATCCGGATTCTATGACGAAAGAAGAATTCGCCACGAAGAAAAAGGAACTGGCGAAGAAAATCGAAGGCATGGAACGCCAGCTTGTGGATCTGCTGGACGATTCCGGGAATGATGATCTGGCCGACATGTCATTTATCAAGAAGGCTTCCGCGTTCCTGGTGGCTCAAAGGATCGTTTCAAAATCCTTCGTCGATTATGTCGGCATGGCCCAGGAATTAGACAACGAAATCCTGAAGGACTTTATCGACCAGATCGTCGATCAGATCGTCGTCCTGGACGGCCGCGTCCAGTCGATCACATTCATAAACGGGTTGAAACACGAATTCCGATATACCGCTCCGGCGGAATTGCCGGTGTGTAAGAAATGCGGCGGACGTATCGGTTCAACGTGCGGCTGTCGGACAAGGACGTTCGATTTCTCCGGCAAGCGCTACCAACGAATAAAAGTCGGTGATCCGCGCGATATGCTCCGTGGGAAGAAGAATCCGGTTTGTCCGGAATGTTTCGCCCAGGAAGGACGCTGGCATCATTGGAATTGTAAAATTGAAACGTGTCCGATCTGCGGCGGCCGCCTGGCGGAATGTGAACACGGGCCGAATGGTAAGAAATAACGCAAGGGGTGTTCTGCCCCTTGCGTTTGTTTTATTAACAATTCCCATTTACTACTGGTTTGATAATCTTATAATCAATGAATGTCTTCGCCATGATTTCGGCCAGTTCCTTGTCTATTCCCTGGCTGATTAAGTTTTCCTTGTATGCTTTCTTTGCTTTCTTCTCTGCTACTGTCATTTTTTATCTCCGCCTTTCCTTAACTTCTGATTACATTATACATTTTATAGTGTAATATGTCAAGTATTTTTATACATTTTATTTACATTTTTCACTTCAAAGTGAAAAAGCCGCCATTTCTGGCGACTTTTTATTTGAAATATCCGCGTTCAACCTTTGATTTCAGAAATTCGTTTATTTGTGAAGTTTTATAACCGGAAGAAGCGCGTTCTTCGCAATATGCCATAATGTCCAGGGCGGCTTTTTTGTAGGTTGACCGGAGCTGTTCTTCTGTTGCGTATTGGTCCAGAATGTATCTTGTTATATAAAGTACAAGATTCGGATGGCGATAAGGATAAGCCGAAAATGTTTCAACCCTTGTTTCGTTGTTGCAACAGAACGGTTCGATTTCGCATTTTGATATATATATTGTAGCCTTTTTGGGGTTGTTCATGAAGATAACAGAAACCTTCCAGCCGAAAACAACTGCTTCTTCGTCCATAGTTTCAAGTTCTACAACGACAAGATCGTGAATTTCAGCGTATAATTCTGCTTTTCTTTTATCCCGGAATACGCCATAAATTGAAGCGTCGTATGGATCGCCTGGAACAACAATGTAGATCTTTATGTTATCGTAGTTTAATGGATTTTTATAAACACCTGGAATGTTTTTCTTTTTGTTATATAACACCGACATTATTCTTCACCTTCTTCGTAATAATAGTAATTGTGAATTTGTGAAATGGTTATACTGCTATTTTGCGGAACAGTCACGTTCAATTCACAATCCGTTTTTCTTTATTTACCATATCTTCGGCCATGCTTCCCCGGCGACATGAACGCCTTCTGTGTATCTTTCGGCGTAAGCCTTGCGATCGTGTATTTCTGCGATTCCGCCGGAAGTATAATTAAAACCAGCGTCGAATTCAGTTCCGCAAGCGATACATTCCCAGGAAGCCGTTGTGTCTGGCCCTTGATAGAATCCAGCCGATCGAAGGGCTACGCCCTTTCTTTTTAGCGCCACTGTTCCGCCGCATAGCGGACATTTCTTTTTGTCATATAATGCCGACATTATTATTCACCTTCTTTTCTGGAATAGCGAACGTATTTTTTCACATATATTTTTCTTTTTCGGGGTGCATATTTCATTAACAATAGTTTGAATTTCTTCGTAATTGTAACCGGCGGCGGAAAGTCTGTTCTTTCGGTCTGCGCCATTTCCCCAGAATCCGGATATAACTTCATACGCTATTTGTAAATTTTTATTCTTTGCGACGCGGATTTCAAAATCCGGTGGTAAAATAATTCTTTCTTTCGCTCGTTTCTTTTGAACCTTTTTGTACCTTCTGGAAGTCTTCAAGATTTCACATTCAAGTTCCGGATCCCACCATCTATTATCCGGGCGGAATTCACATTCATTACATGGCCATTCGTTGGATCCGTTTTTCATTCCAGGGCAACCGTGGCATTCGATTATCATTCCGCTTGAATTCATTTCTGGTTGAATAAGAAAGTTAATAATCACCACGACAACAAATAAAATAAATAAGGCAATCGGGGCGCCAACGATAACGCCGGCAATAATTAAAATTGTTTTTATCATAGTCCCACCGCCTTAATACCTGGATATTTCCCAGCGTTCGGAAGTATAACGATTTATGAAATCGTTTATGTTCTTCACATATTCTTTCAAGATCTCTTTTGATTCTTCGATTGCGCCAGGAAGTGATTCGGCTTTCAACTTTTGGGCGTCAATTTGAAACTGGGCGCATGATAAGAACCAGCCGTCCAGGTGAATAATTTTGTGGATTGTGACCTTGATTCCGTTTAATGTCGTGTAGAATATTGTTCCGGTTTCAACCGGTTTTCCGTAGTCTGAATTACTGATAAATTTCATGTTTTCCTTTCCGGGAAAAGCCTTGAATTTATAAGAAGATTACAACGTCTTTTTTAC